ACCTGTATGATTAGCGAGCATTTTTCATTAGAAGAATTAACAGTATCAGATATTGGTGCTAGGCATGGTTTAGACAACATACCTAATGATTATGTATTGGCTAATTTAACAACACTTGCTAGTCATTTAGAAGAAATTAGAACGCTGTTAGGTTATCCTATTCATGTTAATTCTGCTTACCGATCTTTAGCTATAAATGCGTTATTAGGCTCAAAGCCTACAAGCGCACATACTAAAGGTTTAGCGGCTGATATTGTATGCCCACAATTTGGTACACCTAAAGACATAGTAAATGCTATCATTTCTTCTGGAATACAGTATGATCAAGTTATCCTAGAATTTGATAGCTGGTGTCATATAGGTTTTTGTACAGGTACACCAAGATTAGAAAAGTTAGTTATCAATAAAACTGGGACTTCTTTTTACAACTAAAGGCTCATTTTGAAAAACCAATATGATGTTGAATTAAAGAACTTTGCAACAGAAAGACAGAACGAATATATAGATGCAGTAAATGAACTTGGTTCACATAGAAAGGCGGCCAAGAAATTAAGTGTTTCGCCTGGTACTATTGATCAAGCAATTAATTCAGTCAAAAAGAAAGCCGCATTATCAGGCTATTCACCAGAACACGATATGACTAAAGTAGTTCCAAGTCCATTCGTGGTTAAGGGTATATCAACCTACTATAATAAAGACGGTAAGGCGAGTGGCCAATGGGTTAAATCTCAAGTTGATGCAGATAAGCGTGAAGAAGCAATACGCGAGTTTATGCAGACTATGGCCGCGGATATTAAAGGTCTTGCACCAGTTACACCAGCACCTCAATTATCTAATGATGATTTAATGGCAGTTTACCCTATGGGCGATCCGCACTTTGGACTTCATGCGTGGTGGCAAGATGCAGGTGAAGATTTTGATTTAAAATTAGCTGAAGATTTAACGTGTGGCGCAATTGATCGTTTAGTTAATTCATCACCATCAGCTAAAACTGCTTTATTGCTTAACTTAGGTGATATGTTTCATGCAGACAATCAACAAAATGTAAGTAAGTCAGGTCATCAATTAGATGTAGATGGTAGGTGGGCTAAAGTGCAACAAGTAGGTTTAAAAGCTATGTTGCATTGCATTAAACGACTTCTTGAAAAGCATGAAAAAGTTATATTTAGAATTAATAAAGGCAATCATGATGGCCATTCTAGTTATGCACTAGCTTTGATGATTAGCTGTTATTTTGATAAAGAACCTAGAGTTGAAGTTGATCTATCACCAGCGGTTAGTTGGTATTATCAGTTTGGCAAAGTTCTTATAGGTTCTACTCATGGCGATACTATTAAAGGTGCTGATATGGTAGCAATTATGGCCGCAGACAAACCTAAAGCATGGGGCGAAACAATCCATCGTTATTGGTATGTAGGTCATGTACATCATCAAGATACAAAAGAATATCGTGGTGGCGTAGTTGAATACTTTAGAACATTAGCGGCTCGCGATGCTTGGCATACAGGTCAAGGATATAGAGCAGGTCGTGATATGCGGTTAATCGTATTGCATAAAGAGTTTGGTGAAATAGAACGGCATAGATGTGATGTAGCTATGATTAATTAATGATAATACTGATGCTTGTATGTAACAAATCGCAGAATATTACATACAAGCAACTTTGCTTATTATAGATTAAGGACTAAATTATGTGGACTACACCATCAGCTACAGAAATGCGTTTTGGCTTTGAAGTAACTATGTACGTAATGAATAAATAATAAATTACCGATAGGTCATATATATTACATTTAGCAGGTTTATGTTGTAATTATTACCTATCGGTATGTATATACAATGTATATACTTTTTATATATACTTCCGCATCTTTGCCATAGTTTCATACAGTCGATTACATCTATCTGACCGCCTAAATGTTTTCATGCGACCATCCCATAAGTTCTTGCCGTTAAGCATCCGCATTTGGTGAAGTATCATGTGTTCTTCTCCGCTACGTATTGTTCCATCTTTTTTATACGTATATCAAAATCCCTAAATGCCAAATAAACAGCTCCGATTAACCATATATACCCTAACACTAAGATTAATATCATATATTCCCTTCTTTATCACACTTGTATGTCCAAAAGACTATCCAAAATAGGCTAGTTAATTGCCACATAGCAGGGGCTAGTCTCCCCTCAAACAAGATACAACTTAACAGGAGCAGTACCAACACCCCTACTAGCACGCCTATAGTGTGTTTATCCATTGTTCTTCTCCTTTAACTTAGCTTCAATGGCACGAGCAAAATCTTCTAATGAAAATAACTTACTCTCATCTGGAAATAATTCTTCTATCTCATCATCACTCAGTCCTTGCCATTCTTTCTTAAAGTTATCTGCTTTTTTACGTTCTAACCATTCTTCATCTTTAGTCATTTTGTTTTCCCTGTTAAGTTAGTTAAGTACAACATTTCAGGCTAAAATTGAACCAAATGTGTGTTACATGTAACATTTATTAACGCTTTCGTTATTAAGCTTGCGACTATTTGATATTATTAACGCTTTCGTTATCATTCATTCCTTACTATCTGCACTTTTGAATGACAATCTGTAAAGTATATAAATGTATCCATTAACTAGCATTTAAGCCCTTTAAGTACACATTTATGAGTATTAAGATTAGTTTATAGCATCACCTTGTACTAATGTTTTACCTATTCTAAGCGTACATTGTTTAGGTTCAACTGGTTTACTATAAGTCATAAATAAACAACCAACAATCAATCCTACTACAAATCCATTAACTATTCTCATATTTAATAAATCCTATAAACATATCAGCTATACAGACTGTAGCAAAACCAGCCCACCATATTGTAGGTGCATTATTTGACCATAAAAAGAATGAAGTCATAAAATAGATCATGAATTTTTATCCTTAATTGCAAGTTCAATATTTCTAGCAAATTCTCTTAAAGTTTGCGTAGGCTTAGCAATAGAATCAATTTCAGCACCAGTTAAATATTGCCATTCTTTACCTAACCATTTTTTATATATTGACTTAAATACTGATTCTGCTTCTTCTTGAGTTAAATTCATCTTGTTTCCTTATGCCTACCACAATTAAGTGGCAGGCTTATTGTTAATTAAAATGGTACTTCTTGGTCAAAATCAGCATCAGGTTTAGTGTTAATTTTAGTAACATTACCATCTTTTGCAATTGGTGTTCGCATTTGAATCCAACCATCAAAATTAATGGGTAATGATTCAATATTTAACGCAATACCACCATTTTTGGTATCCATCGCTACTCCGCATTTATGCCAACGTACTTTTGTTTGGCCATCTTTAGATGTATATTCGCCTGCTTTACTAATTAAATCATGAGTAATTGCCATTTCTAGTTTCCTTTAAGTTTATTAAATATATTTACTTCTTCTTCTACTTCATCAAGAAATGCAATAACTGCATTTTCTAAATTCTTAATTATTACATCATCTCTATGCAACCTAATAATACACAATTGCAAATGTTCTGGAAAGGTTGGATTATAACTTACAAAATCATTCCATAAAGCACCTGTACAGGCCATTTGCCAATTCATTTGGTATTGATACTTAGTAGGAATCTTTTGATCTTTTAAAGTATTGCCATGCGTGTTTTGTTGCGGACATTTAATTTCAATTAAACCGTCACCAACAACACCATCAGGTGATGCGCCAGCCATTTTTATTGTAGGGTGATTAATAAATGCAACTTCATGCACTAATACACCGTTTAAAAGTTCATAGGCGTTACGTGCAAGTGGTTCTCGCTCGGTTCCTGTAGCCATTGATGCGTTTGTGTAGGTCTCTTCTTTTGAATTCGTCAGGCGCTCACAAACAAGTTGCATTTTATAATTAGCGCGACTAACAGATTCACCACCAGTTTTGCCTGTTGCCATAAGGTCAGCAATTCTGCTAGCTGTAACTTTACCTAACCTTGAATCAAACCATTCTTGTGTTCCTTGTACTATCATTTTGTTTCCTTTGTAATTAAATTAGCTTACTGTTTTTTATACTTTTCTTTTACTATTAATGGTGTTGTTGTTCGCCATGCTACTCTATGATGAATTCTTCTAGATGTAAACCCCATTTTAGCGCAAATAACAGAACTTGGTTGCATTAATACGCTAGTAAACGATTTTACATAAGTTCCTTGTGATAAATACGCATCAGTCATACCGCCACCTTGTTTTTGCGTTTGCATTTGTTCTAAGCCAATAAAAGGTATTGTCATGAACTTTAACCCTTTGCTTGCTAATGAAGTGTAAGTATTAACATCTTCATTAATTGAACCAACAAATTGAAATGGTCGTTTAGTGCTACAGAAAAAAGAATTCATACACTTTCTAGAGTTAAATTTGTAATTGCTTAATAGACCGCAACCACCACCACCAATAAAATCACCACCTTGTGCAAATGCAATACTATGAAAGCCAGAGGCATCATAAAATTTAATCATAGATTTAATGACTTTATCAAAATTTTGAACTCTACCTTTAGTAATGTATTTGTTGATATACCTATATCTGAAGCTAGTATAATCATCATCAAGTTCTAAAAAATAATCAAGTCCTAAATCTTTGGCCGCTTCAAAACAATAGTTTCTTGCATGAACAATTACTTTTCTATTGTCAAAATTGTTGGCTTCATCAATTTTATCTGCCATGGCTTTTTTATCAAAAATAATTACATTATCTTTACCGTATTTTTCAACATACTCGGCACCTTTTAAATCTTCATTATCAACAATAAAATATATTTTGCCTGTATAACCCGCATCAAACAATGTCTTATATGTCAAAACATTGTTAGGTCTACCATGCGTTAATATAAATATTGCGAAATTATTGTTCATCATAATATTCCAAGTATTGAGTTCTAATATCTTCAGATAATTGCACAAATCCTAATTCAATTGCTTTATCAAAATCAATTATAACTAATGCCATGCTTTCCATTAGATTCTGCATTTCAGAATTTGAATGTGCGTAATAATCAGCAATACACTCATAATTAAAAACATTTAATCTAGTGGCCGCATCAATTAAAAATTCTTTTTCTTCATTAGTTACATTTGAATTAAGAATATCTTTAATTAATTTTTTTGATTTTGTTTTATCGCATAATTGTAAAATATGTGGCTTTATGTTTTTAGGTTCATATATTGGCGCCTCAATTTTATCGGTATAATCATTTTTAACATTATCATGATCAACTTCAAACATAATGGATTGTTTCATTATTGGTTTTGTAACAGCTACAGAACCAGTTATTTGTTTTTCAGAATATCTAATTAAATGGCCTTCTTCATCATGTAAAGCATACATTATTTGGCATCCTTTCTAGGAATTGATTTAGATAATAACCATTTGTCACCCATTTCTAATTTACAAGCCTTAATTTTCTTTTCTCGCAATAATACTACTTTAGAATTAGGTGGTGATAAATAATAAAAATTAGACAACATATCCCATTTCCTTCTGTAAGTAATCTTTAGCAAAAGTTACTACTTTAAATTTATCCATGTCACCCCAATTTTGACGTAGTTCTAAAGATTTAACATAAGATTTAAGCAAATCTAAGCGGTGTACTTTTTTAATTTGATGCAAACCTATAGTTTGAATGTAAATCATTTCATCATTAGTTGTGTGAGTTGATTTTTTGTTTAAGTAAAATTTATGGAATGTCATGTTATGCCCCTAATGTAATTTTCATTTGATCTTTAGCCGCGATTACGGCTTTTACTGCACCTTGATTGCCTTGAACTTTAGCAAATACACCTTTGTAAACTTTTAATAATTCATCTACTGATTTTGTAGCTTGTATTTCTTCTACTAAGCTAAGTATATCCAACTCATCACCAGGTGCGGTATCTTCACCGGCGTAAATATATAGACCTAACCCATGTAATGCTATGGCTTTAGCTAAACACCGTTGCATAGCCGTATTAACAGCCATGCTATCTGGGTTACTAATAGCTTTATTTTTATAGTCCATTACTGGTAATTGTGATGTCATTGCTTTACCAAAAGCTGTAACAGTACAAAATACCATCATAGTATCGCCAAACATTAATGGCTGTTTATATTCCCATGTTGCTAATGGATCTTGTTGAAGCAATACATCTACTGCCCATGCCCATGACAGATAAGTTAAATTACCCTTCTTTTCTGTATGCTCATTTACATCAATTTTACGTAGTGATAAATAGTTGCTCATTTTAGTTTCCTTGTTGTTGGTATTGGTAAAGTTCAAAATCTTCATCATTTCTTCTTGCTAATTCTTCTTCATCAGGTAGATCAGTTTCGTTAGCCATTTAAACCGCCAGTAAAAAATAGATTGCTACAAAAAAACAGATTGAAATAATAAATAATGTTGCTGTTGTTATATCTGCAATCAAATCAGTATTAGTTACTTTGGAGTTTTTATAATCAATCATTTGAATGTCCTTTAGAGTTGTTAGCATCGGCATCTTGTGCAAAGCCAATATCTTTTTCAAATTCTGTAAATAATTCGTTTAATGTTTTAATTTTACGGCTGATAATTAAGTCTTTAAGGCTAGCTGTTATATCATTAATTGATTGTTCATCAAATGTAGGTAATAAATTTTTTACATCAAGTAAATTTTCTACTGATATTAATTCTATTTCGCCATGTAATTCAACATAATAAACATCAAACATTTTACCTCTAATATCTTTGTTTTGACTTAATACTTTTACTGTTGCTAATTTCATAATAGTTTCCTTTGGTTTCGTTAATTAGTTACTACAGGTTCTATCTTAATGGTTGCTATATATGATGTCAATAGGTTTTATAAAATAAATTAAAATAAATTAAAAATAATTTTAAATAAAGAAAAGCCCCGAAGGGCTATTAAATTAATCAACTAATTGTAGTTTGCGCCAAGCTGTTGTGCCTGTCCAAGATGACCATTTGCTATTAATGTCTTTTGCCCAATAAACTCTTGCACCTTCAACGCGAGTACAAGTAACGATCAATTTATTCTCATTTATTCTTTTTTCGCCAATTTGAATTGCAGGTGCTTTAACAGGCTTTTCTTCTTTAATTAATTCTTGACCGTAAACTTTTGCAGATAACGCTTTTAGATATTGAATATGGCCTTCACCTGCTTTAATGCGTGCCTCGGCATTCCAAATATGTTTTTCAACTTCTCTTTCTTGCATATATTTTGGCGCATCATTAAAAGGTACTAATTCTGCTTTATAGAATGTAGCTATTGGTGCAAATTGAGGTTTAATTTTGCCTGATTTAAGGCTGATTACTAAATTTTCTAATTCAAGTATGCCATCTAAAATGTTGTCGCATATTTGTATTGTTACTGTTTTATCTTTTTGCATGGGCAATTCATTTTCACCAGAACAGATGCCATTGAACCAACCGTTATTTACTGTATAACCATGTTTAGACATACCATGATTGACTGCTTGCAATCTACCACACACTTGACAGTTACCTAAAAGTTTAAAGTTTTTCATAATAGTTTCCCTTGTTTTGATAAGTTGTTAGTACAGGTTCCATATTAATTGTGCATCAAAATGCTGTCAAGCGTTATTTTCAAATATATTAAAAATAATTAAAAATAAAAAAAGAGTTGCATAAATGAAAAGATCGTTTGTATAATGCAATCTCATAAACAAAAGGTGAATGTATGGAAAACAAAATTAAGTATTTAAAAGAAAAGTTTTTAAGTGGTTTATTTAATGTCAGTAAAATATGTAAAGTTACAGGCATTAGTAACCCAACTATTTACAAGATAATTAATGGTAAAGGCAATACAGTTAGGCCTTATATTATTAATACTTTATATGATTATATTCAATCAATAGGAAACTAACATGGAATGGTTTAGACATGATTCAAACGCAAACTTAGATGAAAAGTTGCAAGAAGTATTGTTAGATTATGGTTTAGAAGGATATGGGCTTTATTGGTATTGTATAGAGTTGATCGTAGGTAAAACTTCAGCAGATAACATTACATTTGAATTAAAGCATGATGCAAGGGTAATTGCACGTAACGTAGGTTCATCTGCACAAAGAGTTGAAGAAATGATGAAAAGATTTATTTCTTTAGGCTTGTTTGAAAATAATAATGGTAAGCTAACTTGTTTTAAAGTAGCTAAAAGGCTTATGGCATCAGCAACTAGCAATCCTAAGATGCGTAATTTGATTCAAGATATTAAACATAGTCATGATGGCGTCATGACGGCATCAGATTTCATCATGGCAGAAGAGAATAGAATAGAAGAGAATAGAAGAGAAGAGAAGAGATTAGATAAGAAAGAAAAGACTATAGTAGAAAGCTATTTTGAAGATTTTTGGTATAAGTATCCTAAAAAAGTAGGTAAAGATGCGGCACTTAAATCTTGGAATAAAAATAAGCCTGATATTTTGATAGTTATTGATGCTTTAAATTGGCAGATTAACAGCAAGCAATGGCAACAAGAAGATGGTAAGTACATTCCTAATCCTGCAACTTATTTAAACCAAGGTAGATGGAAAGATGAAGCACCATTACAGGAGAGTCCATTTTGAATGATTCAGATAAAGTAGCATTTAAAGAAATGTTAATAGCTGTATTTTCTATTTACAATAAGCCAGCACCTAGTAAAGAGATTTTGCGTTTATGGTGGCATAAGTTAGAAAAGTTTGAGTTTAGTGTAGTAGGTCGTGCATTTGATCGCTGGACAGATACACCTAACAAACTGCCACAACCTGGTGAAATTAAAGATATGTGCAAACCTAGAGAAGATGTTTATAAAGCATTATCAGCACCTATTGATTATGAATCTAATAAAAATCATTCTACAGAATTGATTAAGATTGTAAAAGAAGGTGTTAAAGCACCAACTGATATGAGAGGTTGGGCTAGATTAATTAAAGCTAATCCTAAAAATTATCCTGATATTAGCTTACGTTATGCAGAAGAGGCTTTAGTATGATTGAAATACTTATTGATGATGAAATGAGATTAAAAGCCAAAAACAAAGTCAATAAGGTTCAATTTGATTTAAAAAAAGATGAACGCAAGTTTGGCTTTGATAAAAACAGAACTATTGTAGGATATTTAGGAGAGCAATTAGTTTTAAGCTATCTAGGAAGCGCGGTAGACGAAGATAATTTTGAATATGACTTGATGTATAAGAATTTAAAGATAGAGGTTAAAACGATTGCCTGTAAGTTTAAGCCTAAAGAAGATTATTTATGTACTGTTAATTCACCTAATGAAGGCATGAGAAAGCAAAAAGCTGATTATTATATATTTACAAGAGTATTAAACGATCATTCTAAAGGCTGGATATTAGGTTATATGAAATGTGCTGAATTTTTTGAAAAAGGTAAATTTGTAAAAAAAGGTAGTGAAGCATTAGATGGTTTATATTTTAGCCGTAGTAATGCAACAACATTACCTATTAGTGAATTACATTTAGTAAAGGCTGACAAATGAAATGGGTTCAAGTTGATAAGTATCATATGAAATCAGGTGACTTTATACTTGCAAAATATTTTAGTTACGATAAAGTTCAATATGGAATTAGTAAAAATAATGTTAATTATGGTTATTTTGCTAATGTTAATGATGCAAAACAAAAAGCAAAGGAGTTATTATGAGTTGGAATATACGCGTAGTAGATGTTTCTTTAGATGATGAAGATCAAATGTTAGAATTTCGTGAGGTATATTATGATACTAATGACGATCCTTATGGCCATTGTGCATTAACTGTATGTGCAGAATCAATTGATGGTTTACATGAAATGGTAGAAGAATTGCAAGATGCTTTAGATATGCCAGTATTGGTTGATAGTGATTTTAAGGGATACGAAATAGGTAAATTTATAGAACGATATGAGGACGATGACGATGGCGCACAATGATGTAACAGGTGATGAATTACGCAGTAAAAAGCAGACTAAAAACTATGAAGATAATTACGATAAGATTTTTAAACGTAAAAAACGATTAGCGCAAGAATCTGATGATTACGAAAATGACGATTACAATTTAATTAAAAAATATGAAAGAATGATTGAAGATGATTGAATTGACATTACCTTGGCCACCTAGCATTAACAAGTATTACCGAGTATTTCAGAATAGAATTATTATTTCTAAAGAAGGCCGAGATTATAGAAAGGCAATAATTGCCCAAGTAATAGAACAAAAAGCAGATTATTTGCTTAAAGGTAAATTAAAAGTAACATTAGAGTGCCATAGACCAGACAATCGTAGGCGCGATTTGGACAATGTGCAAAAAGCAAGTTTAGATTCATTAACTCATGCAAAAGTATGGGAAGATGATAGTCAAGTAGTGGACTTGCATACTTATTGGTCACCAAATATTGGCGGTCATATTAAAGTTATTATTGAGGAGTTATGATGAAAGCCTGGTCGTTATCAGAATCAAATCTACCTTACTTGTTTGAAAAGATTAAAGCATTAGACTTTAGCAAGCATTGGGAAGTGGTAATACAAGAACGCAAGGCATCAAGATCATTAGAACAAAATTCACGATTATGGGATCTTTATAGAAGCGTAGGACAGCATTTAGGCATATTGCCTGATGATTTGCATGAGTTAATGGGTTACAAGTTCTTACGTACTCAAAAGCACATTAATAGCGAATGGATAGAAAGCATTAAAAGCACAACTAAACTAAGTACAAAAGAAATGGCTGATTATCAATTGCAGATAGAAGTGTATGCCGCACAATTAGGTTGGACTTATGACAAATAAAGAACGCGCACATTTAGCTAAAGTTGCAGAACTAGGTTGTGTGTTATGTAATGTATTAGGATTAGGGGAAACACCTTGTGAGATACATCATCTTAGGGCTGGCATGGGCATGGGTCAGCGCAACAGTCATTTTAATGTTATTGGTTTATGTCCTGAACATCATAGAGGTTCAACTGGGTTACATGGAATGGGAACTAGAGGATTTGCAGAACATTATGGGCAAGATGAACAAAGTCTATTAATTAAAACGAAAGTATTATTAAATGCAGACTAAATCAATTGGAATAAGAATTAAAATATTAAAATATTGTAAAGAAAAACCATGCAGTATTAATGAAATAGCTGAAGCAGTAGGTATTAAACGAACAGCTATCAATCATCATTTAATGGAATTAGTATCAAAAGATTGGATTACTAAAATTAAGAATTACAAGTTAAATGGGCAATCATGGCAAGATGCTTATGAAACAATAGGTGATACCGATTATGTAGATCGTGAAGTAGTAAAAGAATACGTACCTTTATGTGATACTACGAATTGGGATTTTTGGTTAAAGTTTAGAATGGGTTATACTGATGTTGTACCTAATATTAATTAGCGTATAATATAACTGTTAATTAACGAACGAAAAGGAATTATTATGGGTATTGCAGATATGAAATCAGCTAAAGGTCAAACTGGCGAAAAATTGCCAAAAAGTGTTAATGCTTCTGATGCTAGTGGTGAACGCAAGCAATCATTAAAAGGTGGCGTAGCACAAGGTAAAGCAGATGGTTTAGGTTTACGCGCACAATCTGAAGCAGGTCGTATTGAAGGTCAGTTAGGCGAATGTAAAGGTGGCCGTAAAGAATCATGTGTTTACGATCATAAACGTGTAGAACACGCACAAGACTAATAAAAACAAACCTACACTTAACTCTTTACATTAGGTGTAGGTTCTAACCAATTAAGGTAATTTAAATGGCTGAATTAAATATAACAGAGATTTGCGGTAATTGTAAATACTTTGCTAGTCAAGACATTATAGGTGCGTGTACACGTTACCCTCAAACAGTCAATAAACATTCAAGCAATTCATGTGGTGAATTTGTTGAAGCGTTATTCCCATTATTTGCAGAAATACCATTTACTACAGAACGCGCCAAGAAGCGTGGAAGGCCATCTAAACATGATTAAGCCATTACGCGATAAGATATTAGTAAAGCCTAAAGAACGTGTTAAATCATCTTTGATAGTAGTATTACAATCAGAAGAAGATAATATGGGTACTATTGTTTCAGTAGGGCCAGGTAAGCTAATCAGTTCTACAGAACGTGAAGTAATGCCAGTAAAAGTTGGACAGTTTATTAGATTCGGTACTATGAATCGTGATGCTAAAGAAGAATATCTAAAATTTCACACACATTATGAAGATGGTGTTAAATATTTGGTCATGAGTTGGAAAGATGTATGTTGGATAGGGAATGAAGAATGAAACCATTACATAATAGAATAGTAGTTAAAAGAGTAGAAGCAGAAACAAAAACAGATTTTGGTATTATATTAACTAAAACTGATCCAGTAGATCAATGCTTAGTAATAGCAATAGGTGATGATGTAACAGAAGTAAAAGTAGGTGATATAGCAATAGTAGGTCGCAGTACAGGTCAAGCAGTAAAGCATGAAGATCAAAATCTTATCGTCATTACAGAAGATGACGTTTTAGCCATTATAGAGGAATAAGTATGTACATTACATTAACACTAGATATTAACGATATATCAGTTATTTTATCTCATTTAGAACAAGGTATTTATGAAGAAGTTGTAGAAGTAATTGCAGAGATTCTTGATCAAACTGATTCACAAATTGAAGATGAAATTATGCGCAATCATTTAGATGAAGCCGATGCAGAAGAACCAGTAGTTGCTGAAACAGCTATGGAAACAGAACAACCAGTTCCTGTAGAAGTTTCTGTAGTATAACTTTTTAAGAATCAATAATATGACAATCGAAACGAAAGATGGGCGAGGTGGACAAATTGGCAATCAAAATGCCACTAAGTCCAGATTGTTTTATGACAAGTTACGCAAAGTA